AACGCCGAAAAAGAAGTTTTAGGTATTGGTGGAATCTCTTTGAGATTAGCAACCGTATTTGGAACTTCACCAAGAATGAGAATGGATTTATTAGTAAACGAATTTGTTTACAAAGCACTTACTGATAAATCTATTGTTCTCTTCGAGAAAAAATTTGTAAGAAACTTTATTCACATTAGAGATGTTGCACTTGTGTTTGGAAAAATGATTGAAGAGTATCCATTACATAGTGGTGAGGTTTATAATGTGGGATTGACAGAAGCAAATTTAACTAAACAACAATTATGTGAATCAATCAAAGAACAGATTCCTTCATTTGAAATATTTTATAATGAAAATTATCAAGACCCCGATAAGAGAGATTATATTGTTTCAAATTCGAAGTTAGAATCTAATGGTTGGATTCCTCAATATAGTTTAGATGATGGAATTAGTGAATTGATTAAAACTTATACAATACTAATTTCAGATTTAAGTTCAAAATATAGAAATGATTTTCCATTAGGTTATGGCATTAAATAGAAGTATATTTTATAAAGAAAGAAGCTGGAATGATTTTCACTTCTACAATGGCAGTGTTCTTAATGATATAAAAATAGTACAACCTTCAATATATCATGAATATAGGGGTAGTATTTCTACAACATATCATTCAGATTACTATGATAGATTATTACCTGCTAACGAAAGAAACGAAGGATTGCAATTTAAACACGATAGATATTCAAAATCTAAGTTCGCGGTTTTAAGGGGATTGCACTATGATGATAAAACTTGGAAATTAGTAAGTTGTTTACATGGTAAAATTTATCTTGTAGTATTAGATGTTAGACCTCACTCATTAACTTATGGTAAATGGGAATCATTTATAATTTCACCTGAAACGGGTACACAAGTTCTTGTACCGCCTATGTTTGCAAATGGACACTTTGTAATGGAAGATGATTCTATTTTTCATTATAAGATGGCATATAAAGGTGAATATAATGACGAAAATAAACAAAAGACAATTTTATTTAACGATAAAAGATTTAACATAGATTGGCCAGTACAAAATCCAATCTTATCAAAACGAGATGCAAATGGAAATTAAAAATTTAAATTATCACGAAGATAGATGGTCAGAAGGCAATTATTCAAAAGAGGATTTAATCAATTTTGAAGATGATATCATTTCTCATTGGGAAAATGGAGAAATTACAGGTCCTATACATTTATCAAATGGAAACGAAGAACAACTAATAGAAATATTCAAAAAAATATCTCCAACTGATTGGGTATTTTCAACTTGGAGGTCTCACTATCATGCACTTTTACATGGTGTGGAAAAAGATAAACTAAAACAAAAAATTCTTGATGGTAAATCAATCACAATTGTAGATAAAGATTCCAAATTCTATGCATCTGCAATTGTAACTGGTACTTTACCTATTGCATTGGGAGTTGCTAAATCAATTAAGTACAATGGTGGTGATGATAAAGTTTGGGTATTTTTGGGTGATATGGCATTTGAAAGTGGAATCTTTTATGAAGTTCACAAATATGCAAGAAACTATGATTTGCCACTTCACTTTGTGGTAGAAGATAATGGTGTATCTACAAATACACCAACATTGGATACATGGAATGGGATTCAGAGAGATGTACCAGAAGATGTGATATATTATAAATACGAATCTAAGTACCCACATTATGGAACGGGAAAATGGGTAGTATTTTAAATTTTATTAAGTTACCAAATACCAAATATAATGGTGAGGGGTTAGTTCATAAAAAAGATGATAATGTTCCATTGTTTCATTTATCTATTTTTGAAAATTGGCTAACAGGCACCTCATATCAAATTAGTAATGAGTATCAAAAAGGTAAAAAAAACATTTTTTATATTGAATGTTTTGAAGGATTAAAAAATTTTTATATAAAAGATGATTATACAAAGAAAACTATTTTAGATACACTACCAAACTCGTTATTAAAAAAAATACAAGAAGGTAAGTGTAAAATCCTTCTAACATCGCTTTCAGAATCGATTACATTTGATTACGAAATAATAGATAATATTGAAAAAGAACTAAAAAGATTTGATATTAAAAATGAATCTTTAATCTGCATGGAATCAAACTTTAGATATACACAAGAAAAAACAAAATTTCGATTTTTTGGTTCAAATCACTATTTTATACATTCTGCAGAAACATTTAATTTATTAGATGGTGGAATTACTGATTTGGGTTACCCAATCTCAGTACCAAATATATCAGAATGTAAAAATACAAAAAGAAATAAACATTTTTTGTGTTTTATGAGAAACACACAACGATTTCACAGACATTGGTTGTTGTTATATTTAAGACATGAAAACTTATTAGATAAATTTATATTATCCGCAATAAGAAAAATAGATAAACAATATAGTATAGATACACAAGGTAGTAAACTATCTCATTTAACAAAATATGTAGATGAGATGAATGAAAAAATTCCAATTGAGATTGATACACATGATTTTCAAAATAAAATGGGATTTTCTACTCTAAATTGCTACAGAAAAAAAGAATATTTAGATTCTTATATTCATATTGTAACTGAAACTTCATTTGAAGATGATATATTATTTTTTACTGAAAAGATTTCAAAACCAATAATTGGATTACAGCCATTTATTGTTTTTTCCAATAAAGGATTTTTAAAACAATTAAAAGAATTTGGTTTTAAAACTTTTGATAAAATTATAGATGAATCTTATGATGAAGAAGAAGATAATGTTGAGAGATTTTTAAAAATTACAAATGAAATTAAAAAATTATCTTCATTATCATTAGATGAGTTACATGAATTATACATTTCTGTTTTAGATATATGTATATATAACAGAAACCATCTTAAAAAAATATACAAAGAAGATATGATGGATAAAAATATTAAGGTTATAGAAAATGAGTGGTAAAACAATATTAGTAACAGGTTGTAGTGGTTTAGTTGGAACTCACTTGGTAAACAAACTTCTACAAAAAGAATACATAGTGGTTGGTGTAGATATTAAAGAATCTACAAACTTACCACAAAATGAAAATTTTACATTTTTAAACTTAGATTTAAGAGATGTTGAAACGGTTGAAGCTCTTTTTCAAGAATTTGACTTTTATGGAGTTGTAAATGCATTTGGAATCAAAGGTTCACCAATCAGAGCAAAAGAAAGACCATTGGATTTTCTTGAACCATCTATAAAAGTTAATACAAATATTATAGAAAACTCTCACAAACACAATTGTTGGTTAGTATTTATGAGTTCGGTTGGCGTTTATGAACCAGCAGAAGAATTTGTAGAAGATACAGTATGGAAAACACTTCCATCACCAAACGATTGGTTTCCATCGTGGAGTAAAAGAATACCAGAAATTTATTTGGAGGCATATAAAGTACAACACAATTGGGAAGATTGGACAATCGTAAGACCAGCAAATATTTTTGGTGAATATGATAACTTCGGTGAAGGTGCAACTGTAATCGGAGCAACTTGTAGAAAGGTTTATGAATCCGATGGTGAGATTGAAGCATGGGGAGATGGAACACCAACAAGAGATTTCATATACGCTGGAGATGTTGCAGATGGTTGTATCAAATGTTTAGAAGATAAATTACATATAACAACTAACTTAGGTAGTGGTGAAGAAATATCAATCAAAAGAATGATTGAAACTGTTGCTAAGGTTAGTGGTAAAGAAATAAAAATAAATTGGGATACTTCCAAACCCAATGGTGATATGAGAAGAAGAATGAGTACTAAGATACAAGAACAATTCGGATTATTACCAAAACTTGGATTCGAAGAAGGTATAAAAGAAACATACAAATATTATGAACAAAACAGATAAAATTTTAGTTACAGGTGCAAGTGGATTTATTGGTTCACGATTAATCAAGATGTTATACGAAAATGGGTACACCAACCTTAGAGCAACATCTTGGAGTAGAGATTTAAGAAACGATTTCGAAGGATGTGAAAATGTTGAGTTTTTAAAAGGAGATTTAAGAACTGCAGAATTTTGTGAAGAAGTATCAAAGGATGTAGATGTTGTATTTCATGCAGCAGCAAATACTTCAAATGCTTTAGATACAAAAGTGAATCCACTTCTTCATGTTACTCCTAATGTTGAAATGAATACAAACCTTATGGAACAAAGTTGGAGAAACAAAGTTCGTAAGTTTATGTTTATTTCTTCTAATACAACATATCCAGATGTTGGTGAAGAGTATTGCACAGAAGATATGAATGTACAAACACCAAACATCTATCCTGTTTACAAAGCAGTGGGTTGGATGAAGAGATATGGAGAAACTCTTTGTGAGTTCTTTTCAAATCAAATCCATGACCCAATGCAATGTGTAATTATCAGACCATCTAACTCGTTTGGACCAAATGATAAGTACGATTTTGAAAAGTGTCATGTAACACCTGCGAATATCAGAAAAGTTGCAGATAATTTAAATCCAATTCCACTTTGGGGCGATGGTACTGAGGTAAGAGATATCATCCATGTTGATGATATGGTTAGTGGATTTATCACAGTTGCAGAAAATGTGGATACCTATGATATCTACAATGTATGTTTTGGTAAAGGATATACTGTAATGGAAGTGTTAGAACTTATCAAAGAGATTGAGGGGAACGACAATCCAATTGAGTTTGTTAACAATAAAGCACCGATGATTCCAAAGAGATTATTATCAAATGAAAAATTATTAAAACTTGGTTGGAAACCAAAATACGATTTAAGAAGTGGATTAGAAGATGCACTTCGTTGGTATAAAGAAAACAAAGACCAGTTTGACCCAAATTCAAGACCGTAATGATTTCAACAATGATATTTGCAGGTTGTTCTTATACATGGGGACAAAGTTTGCATTTATATGGTGGTTTTAATGATGATAAACATCCTCGTGATGGGTTTTTCTATGACAAATTATTATTACCACATCATTATCAATATAATGTAGATAATAGATTTGCAACAAAAGTTGCTGATTACTTTGGAAGAAAACCAATCGTGGCTGCTAGGAATGGAAATTCAAATCCATTAATGGTTACATGGATTTATCAAAAGTTAAAAGAAAATCCAAACACCGATTGTATTATAGTTCAGAGTACAAGTTTTGCAAGAGGATATAATCAACTTGGAGATGATAACAAACAAATAGATGAATTTAATAAATTAATTAAGTTTGTAGAAGAAAAAGATATCTTAATAAGATTTATTCACATGGATTTGGGAGGTGAGCATTCTACATTAGAACTTTCAGAAGAAATTAAAAGTAGAACTATTTTATATGATAATAAATTGGATTTTTATCATACTATGTTAGTAGTAAACGAAAAAAGAGATTATAGAACAATTGGTGCGGATTTCTCAAATAGTGATACACATTTTAATCTTAAGGGTCATGAGTATTTAACAAAAATTATTATTGAAGAATTAGAAAAAAGTAATTACGAAAATGTTAAAAAAATAGAATTACCAAAGTTAGTAAAAAATAAAATTTTTAATAAGAATGATTTTGATTCATTATTGGATGTTGTAAAACATAATGATAAAAAACAATATTTACTATATTCTGTTGATAAAAATAATGTTGCTTATGATGAAGATTTGACTGATACTAATTTAATTGATGATGTAATCAAAAAATTACAAAATTTTAAATTATTAAATATTTGGTTAATGAAATATCCACCAAATTATAGTTTAGGATACCATCAAGATTCGACACACGATTCAAACAGATATGTTTATGAAATACAGCCATCAGATAATTCATTTTTTGAATTTTTTAACTATAATAAAATATCTAAAATAGAAAATATTAATGATGATATATTATACATAGGTAATACTTTTCATGATTTTAAAAATAATAGCAAAACAAATACAAGAATATCTGTGGTATTCGATACAAAACTAAAAATTAATAAAATAACAGATATATTATGAGTAAACCAGAATTTACACCATATGTAGATGCACTTACAGAAGCTATGAAACTTTGTATGGGCAATCCATCTACAATTTTTATTGGCCAACAGATTGTGTATTACGGAAACCCAATGTCAAAAACCATTGAAGGTTTACCAAAAGATAGAATGATTGAAACTCCAGTAATGGAAGAAACTCAAATGGGAATGACAATGGGTCTTGCAATGACAGGACACCAAGTTGTTACTTTCTACCCAAGATGGGATTTTCTTATTCTTGCAGCAAACCAACTTATTAATCACTTGGATAAGTTAGAAGCGATGTCTGATGGTGAGTGGAAACCAAACGTAATTGTAAGAGTTGGTAAAGGTTCTGATAAACCATTAGACCCTGGCCATCAACACAAAGCAAACTATACAGAACCATTCAAACAAATGTTAACAAATGTTACCATTCAAGATTTAAAATCATCAGAACAAATATTGCCTGCTTACAAAACAGCTTTATCTAAAGGTGGAATACATATATTAGTAGAATATCCTGAATTGTATTATGCAAGTTGAAAAAATAAAAAATCTGAATATAATTTATGATTTTAGAGGACCAAATGACTGGATTCCTAATGCATTAAATTACTATTATTCACAAAAATACTTTGAAAAAGATTTCGTATCAGATTTTGAATTACAAAATCATTTTTTTAAAAATTTTGTACAACCATCTGTATTTAATGTATTTTTAAATTCAGACCATTTATTGTTTAATAAATTAACAATACATGATTACTTAAATAATACAAGATATAAAAATGATGTGTGTTTTTATCTCGTAGAGCCATTTGGTAATTTTAATCATTTTTTAGGAAAACAATTTGGAGGATTTTCAGAAAGTTGTTTTATAGATTTTATTTCGAAAGATAGTTTAAATAACATTAAAACAAATGATAATTTTTATCTTATTATAAACTATGGCACTGAGGGAGTATTTCCTATTGATTTTTTCTCTAATTTGTATGAAGTATTAGAAAAATATGAAATACCAGAAAATAAAGTAATTTTATTATCATCCGCAGTTGATATTGAAACATTACATAAAAAAGTAAGAAACCATAATCCGAAAAAAGTAAAAATGGTTTACTGGCCATGGTCTTTACGATTTAAATCAAAAGAATTAAAAGAGATTTATGATGGGGTTGATTATAAATTTTGGGATGATATCGACCAACAAAATAGTATTGTTAAATCTGAAGATTTAGATTCAAAAATTCGTAAAACAAAGTTTTTATTGATGAATAGAAGATTAAGACCTCAACGAATGATTTTGTTATGTTTGTTAGGTTTAGATTTTATAAAAGAAAACTTGGTTTCTTATGATATAAGTTTATTTGATAGAGAAAATGATTTATCATTTTACTTACATCATGCAGGTGATGTTATAGGTGAGGAACTTTACGAAAAATCGTTTGATATTATAAACAATAAAAAAGAAACTATTGATTATGATGATATAAATTCTGTTTGGGGATTTAATTTTGAAAACAAACAACCTTACTTAGATTCATATATTAATATTTGTACCGAAACAAATTTTTATGAAGATGGTTTATACCTTTCAGAAAAAACTTGGAAACCAATAGGACATTTACAACCATTTATACAAGTTAATAAAGCTGGTGCATTACAAGAATTACGAAATATAGGTTTTAAAACATTTTCACCTTTTATAAATGAAGAGTATGATAATGAACATAATGATGCGTTAAGAATAAAAATGATTTCTGATGAAATACTAAGATTAAATTCGTTATCAACTGAAGAAATACATAATTGGTATGATTCAATTAAAGATATACTTATACATAATCAATCTTTACTTTTTAAATATGCTGAAAGTAAACAAGATACTGAAAGAGAATTTATAACAAACTTAAAAAATTATGTGGTTGATAAAAAAAATTAAAGAATACTTAAAAAAAAGAAAGTTAAATAAGCAATATAAAAAAAGATTAGAAGAACTTCGTAAAAGAGACCCTTTCATTTATAAGAATCACTAATCTTTAAACATATTATATTTATATACTGATAAGGTATATTGAATATGAATGAACTTTCACAATATCTCGTAGAGCAAATGCTCTTAGAGGATGAAAATCCTATTAAAAAGGTCGTAGTAATTTATGGTGGTAGATTTCAACCATTCCATAAAGGACACTATGGCACATACCAACACCTTGTCAAAAAATTCGGTAAGAATAATGTTTTTATCAGTACTTCCAACAAAGTAGAAAAACCCAAATCACCTTTTAACTTCAAAGAGAAGGTGAAAATCATGACTACGATGTTCAATATACCTAAATCAAAAATAGTACAGGTAAGAAACAATTATGCACCGAAAGAAATCCTCGATAAATACGATAAAGAAACAACTGCCTTCGTAACCGTTGTTGGTGAGAAAGATTCTGGTAGATTAGGTGGAAAGTATTTTAGACCATGGAAAGGAAAGGCCGAAATTGGTTATGAAGAGGGTGGATATGTTTATGCTTCACCATCACAAGGTAGGGGTATAAGTGGAACTGAAACTCGTAATGGGTTATCAGTTGGTTCGGATGAACAAAAACAAAACTTCTTTAAGAATCGTGCATATGGAAAGTTCAATATGACGATTTTCAAAATGATTACTGATAAACTTAATGAAGGAATTGAGATTCCTAAAGAAGTAATTGAAGAATGGCTCATCAATGAGAGTTCTAACTTAGGTGGGAACGCTGGAAGTGATGTTGATGATGGGCCAAGCTTCTTTTTTCCAAATTACGATGTGTTTTCAAAGGTAAATATAGATAGAGCTAAGAAAATAGGTTGGGAAGTTCTTAATATGATTACCACACAAGAAATCGAAGATTATTATGACCACCCAAACTATCCAAATGGACCTGTTAAGGCAACTTCATTCTTTCCAGCAGGTATTATTGGTAATATGACTCCCAACAACCAGATAGATATTTACTCAAGTGGTGCATACTCACAATGGTTTAAACATGCAACCCGTAAGGCAACTTTAGCTGGATATGAATTAGTAAAATCAATTTCTGCAAAAGCTGATATTTCTCAAGATAAAAATCAATCTGGTAATTTAGCAAAAGGTGATAAAGAATTGAAAGATGAATTTGAAAATTCTTTAAACGAAAATATTGTATTACCTGTTAAGGTTGGTGATACTATCCTAACGGGTAGATTTAAAAATAAAAAAGTAACTGTAAAAACAATTGGTAAAGATGAACATGGAATGCCAACTATCAATGGTAAAAAGGTAGTAACCTTTAGATTGATGAAAGAAGGTTTCCAAGCAATATTTGAAGATGAAAAAGAAGATGAGAAATATACCCATGTAGGTAATGGTAACTATAAACTAAAAGGTAAAGAAGGTGAAGATGACCCAACTTTCAAAAAAGATGATAGTGGAAAATATATTGAGTTAGATAAAGATGGTAAAACTAAACCACAGCCAAAACAAGGTACATCTTTAAAACAAGGTGGGTATGACAATAAAGTAAAAAAAGAAAAAGAGATTCAAAAAAAGATTAGTGGAGATACTTCAAATGAAAAACCACAACCCAAAGAAGAACCAAAATCAAAAGTAACAACTTTACAAGGAAAAAAGTCTGGTAAAGAAATTCAAAATCTTGGTTTAGATGGTGGTGGTAAAGTATATGGAACGGAGCACGGAGAAACCGCAATGGTTGATGATATCCTTGATGATGTTAAAAAGAACATACCAAAAGAAAGATGGAAAGATATTGTATTCGTAGGTGAAGGTGGTGCAACTGGAGATAATGGTGAATTAGAATTCAATGATGAAATGGATTATGCTGTTCCTAAATTCAAAGAATTGGGTGCAGGTATTGATACATGGGATGGTGATGAAATGGATGTTCATAATGACCAATCCAAATTGTATAAAAGACAAATGGAAAAAACTGGTCTTAATCAATCACAAGTTAATGCAGGTAATTGGGCAAGTATGATTGGACAGGGTGAAGGAACTGATACCATGAGTCCTGATGATTTTTTAGATGATGAAGGAAAAGAATACATACAATCTGCAGCAAAAGAGGCAGGATTTCCTCCAATAGAAAATTGGGAGAATCCAACAGGTGAAACCCCAAGTGATGAAAATGATTGGAAAGGAAGTGGCGATAAAGGAACATTATATCGTTTAGCATTTCCAGAAGATAACAAAGATAAACAAACAAAGATAGGTGATATTCAAGATGCATTTAATGAAACAAGAGATGAACACCTTATTAAAAAAAGTAAAGAATTATCTTCTCAAGGAAAAATACCAATTGTCATAGCAGGTGAATCTCATGTAGGGTTGGTTGATAAAATGATGAAGAATGAATCTATTGGTTTAAGAGAATCTATTGCTGGAACAGAAGTTAAGTGTGAGAAATGTAATCACTCTTGGGAAATAGAATCAGAAGATACTGAAAAATACTTATGTCATTCTTGTGGTTGGGATTCACAAAAACAAGAATATGATTTTGATGCATTTGATTCTTGGCAAGAAAAAATGGGATTATCTGAAGATGTAGATATAGATGAAAGAAGTAAAGGAAAGTTAAGACCAGCAGATTTACTAAGAAGAAAGGCTAAAATGGCTGGTAAACGAGCACAGATTCAACGAAGAAGAGCTCGTACCATGAAAAGAAGAAAATCTATTGATAAACTTAAAAAGATTGCATACAAAAAAGCATACTTAGAAGTTTACAAAGAATTTATGGAAGATTTGTTTCCTGGTAAAACAAAAGCAGAATTAACTATTCAACAGGCAAAGGTAGTTCATAAAAATGTACTTAGAAAAAAGAAAAGAGTTTTAAAAAGAGCAAGATTTAAGTTCTTACCTAAACTTAGAGATGCAGAAGTAGATAAATTTGATAACAAATCAAACATTTCATTTAATAAACCAAAAGAAACAAATGAAATGTCTAAATCTACTCTTAATAAGATTGAAAAATATGCTGAGAAACAATTATCACCAGAAGATATTGAGTTCACAAAACATTTTTTCGATAGATTGAACGACCCTCGTAATGGAAAAGAAATTTCTGATGCAGAATTGACGGGATTTTTTAAAAGATTATCAAAGTATAAAAAGAAATTTAAAGAATTCTTAGAAAAATATCAACAAATCGTTGTAAAAGATAAAAGACATGATATCAATATTCCATTTGTTAAACAAGCAAATCAGATTATTGCAAAAACAGTAATGAGAAAGGATGATTTTAAAACATCTAACCCTGTTCTTGCATTTGAACAACTTGCAAAAGGTATGAGTTTAAGAGATATTGCAGAAAAACACGAAGTTTCTTTCGAAGAATTAAAGAAAGAAGCAGGAAAAGGTGTTAAAGTTGAAATGGAACACACTTCAGATGTAAAAGTTGCATACGATATCGCTAAAGACCACTTATTCGAGGACCCAAAATACTACACAAAACTTGCAACCATAGAGGAAGTAGGAGTTGGTACTGGTCAAAGTGGTATTCGTATGGGATATCCATCTAAAGATGATTTAAAACGAATCGAAAAAAGAGTTAAGAAACAAAGAAATAATACTGATTCAAATCAAGAGTATCAATATGAACCAATTAGAGAAGGTAAAGAACTTAAAAAATTAGGAATCACCGATTTCAAATCACTCTTTAAGAAAATGCCATCTGATTTACAAAAGAGAGTGTATAACTTAAAGAACTTTGGACAGAGAATTGATAAACACCCTGAAGGGAATGTACTTAAACATACAATCACAGTTGTAAATCGTTCAATCAAAGAAGATGATATCGATATTGCAATCGCAGCAATGTTCCACGATATAGGAAAAGATGAAACTGCGGGAATTCATCCAAAGAAAGGACATATCACACACTTTGGACATGAGAAAGTATCTGCTAATTTAGTAAATAAGTACAAAAAATGGATTGAATCAGTTGGTGGTAATGTAGATACGGTTCACTATATAGTAAAAAATCATATGAGATACAAACAACTATCTGATATGAGACCTAAGAAACAATCTGATTTAAAATCTCATCCAAATTTTGATAAATTAAGTAAGTTTTCTAAACATGATAGAGGTGGATTAGGAGAAGGTATCATTACAGAAGGTGGTGCGTATGGACATATGTCTCACCCATTCGATACTGATATCAATTTAACCTTTGGACAATTAAAAGATATCGTAAATCGTGCACTCGAAGGTACACTTGAGTTTACAAGAGAGAAAACTGATGGTCAAGCTCTTGCAATTTCATGGAGAGATGGAAGATTAGTAGCAGCTAGGAACAAAGGACACCTTAAAAACAAAGGTGAGAACGCATTAGATATCAAAGGTGTATCAGATAAGTTCCAAGGTAGAGGTGGATTATCAGATGCTTACAACTATGCAATGAAAGACCTTTCAAATGCTATATCTTCTCTTAACGATAAACAAAGAGATAAGATTTTTAAACAAGGTGCGTGTTTTATGAACCTTGAAGTGATATATCCAACATCAGTTAATGTAATTCCTTACGGTCAAGCGTTACTTGTATTCCATGGAACGATGGAATATAACGATGAGGGTGTTGCAATTGGTGAAAATGGTGAGGCTGCAAGAATCTTGGCAGGTATGATTAAACAAGTTAACAAAGATGTACAAGATAATTATACGATTCAAGGCCCACCTGTTGTAAAACTACCTAAATCTACCGATTTATCAAAGAAAAGAAGTAAATATTCATCTCAAATCTCTAAATTACAAAAAGAATTCGGATTAAAGGATACGGATGGTGTTGCAAACTACCATCAAGCATGGTGGGAACAATGGGTTGATAAAAATTCACCATCAACACTTGATAACAAAACTAAAATGGGGTTAGTTAAGAGATGGGCATTCATGGATAAGAAGTTTAGATTAGATAATAAGAATATTACTGATTCTAAAACACTTGAATGGGCTAAAAAGATAGATAAAGAGGACCAAAAGAAGATTTCTAAACAGAATTTAATGAAGTTTGAACAGATTTTCTTAGGATTAGGAGCAGAAGTGTTAGAATTTACTTCATCTGCTCTAACTGTAAACCCTGATGCAGCAGTTCGTGATATGAAAAAGAGAATTGATAAAACAATCAAGGATGTTAAGAAATCAGGAGACCCAAAAAAGATAGAAAAACTTAAATTAGAACTCCAAAGATTAAATTCTATTGGAGGTTCTAAAAAAATAGTACCGAATGAAGGTATAGTTTTCTTATATAATGGAAATACCTTCAAACTTACAGGTACATTTGCATCAGTAAACCAAATACTTGGTATTTTCTTCTAAAAATATCGGTTTTCCGATTATTATATATTTATATACAATAATATAACCTAATATATAACAATGGGTAAAGATTTCAAAAAAAAATATATGCATCCAACTCGTAGAAAGTTGGTAGATATGATTCATACTGGTGAGTATGATAAAAATACTCAAATTGGTTGGACAAAAACTGAAGAACAACGAAAAGTTGGTGATACTTGGGAAGATGAAACCCACAGATATGAGAAAAAGGAAGGTTATATCTTAAAAACAGGTAAAAACTCAGAAGCACTTCAAGAAATTAGAAAATATCTTGAAGAAAAATCAAAATGTAAGAATTCGGAGTGTAAAACACTTAAAAAAAGTGAAAAAGATTTAAAATTTATCCAAAAAGGTGGATTTTGTTTAAATTGTACGGTTGATAGAGAACACGAAATAAAAATGGCAGGGTTATGGATTCCATATGAAGATTATAAGATTGCAACTCGTATGATTGTGTATGGAAAGACTAAATTAGAAGAATTAAAACAATCTTTATCAGAAATTAAAGAACAATATGAAATGATTGGTTCTGATGGTAAGGTTACAGAAACTTGGAAACTACCGAAACCAATTGAAGAGGTAAAGGCAGAGATTCAAGAGATGATAGACAACGGAGAAAAAGAATTAGAGGTGATTGTAGAAAAAAGAAACGAAGCCTTTAATCAATTAAAGGAAAAAAACTATGAGCATTATATTTAATTTACTTTCAAAAAGATGGAAAGAACTACTTATCCTTATTTTGGTATCAGTTATCTTCTTAATGAGAGGATGTGGAACTGATTTTGAAGATAAAGAAATTGTAAAAGTAGATGGTAAGGATTATGAGTTATTAAAACAAGAAATTGATACAGTTTACGTTGAAAAAGAAGTAAAGGTAACAAAGTATGTACCCAAATACATAACAAAAGAAGTAATTAAAGAAGTGGAAATACCTGCTGATGTAGATTCACTTGCAATTGTAAGAGATTATTTCGCATCTTATAAAGTTACAGATACCTTACAACTTGATTATGATTTTCCAACGGAAGTTACTGATTCTCTTGGTAATAGACCACCAAGTAATTTAGGATATGGTATTCTTACCGATGTAATCTCACAAAATACAATTCAATCAAGAGAAATTGATTGGTTCTTTAGAATTCCAACTGTTTATAACACTACAATTGTAAAAGAGTTACCGAAAAATGAATTTTATTACGGATTAGGACTTGGTGTTGACCAAGTAAATGGTTTTGGTAGTTTTAGTGTTAATGGGTTGTTAAAAACTAAGAAGATGAATATCTATGGATTAAATATAGGTTTATCAAATCAACTTGGTGAATACAAACCATTCGTTGGGACATCTTTATATTGGAAATTAGGCAAAAAATAAAATGGCTAAACAAAGTTTAAAGGAAATAATTAAACTTGAGTATCAAAAATGTGCTCAAGACCCAATACACTTCATGAAGAAGTATTGTATGATTCAACATCCAGTCCGAGGCAAAATTCCTTTTCACTTATATCCATTCCAAGAAAGAACTTTAGACCAATTCAATGAACACAGATACAATATAATTCTAAAATCTCGACAAACAGGTATCTCAACCTTAACTGCAGGATTTGCATTATGGAAAATGTTGTTCAATCAAGATTTTAATGTATTAGTTATTGCAACTAAACAAGAAGTTGCTAAGAACCTTGTAACGAAGGTTCGTGTAATGAATCAGTACTTACCATCGTGGTTAAAACAAACAACAGTAGAAGATAACAAATTATCCCTAAGATACTCAAATGGTTCTCAGATAAAAGCAACTTCAGCCGCTGGAGATGCTGGTCGTTCTGAAGCACTATCACTTTTAGTATTTGATGAGGCTGCTTTTATTGATAAGATTGAGGATATTTGGGTATCGGCTCAATCTACCTTATCTACTGGTGGTAATGCAATTATTCTTTCTACACCCAATGGTGTCGGAAATTTCTTTCACAAAACTTGGGTAGGTGCAGAAGAAGAAGAAAATGGATTCAATACAATTCGTTTACATTGGTCAGTTCATCCTGAAAGAAACCAAGATTGGAGAGATGAACAGGAAAAACTATTAGGACCAAAGGGAGCGGCACAAGAATGTGATTGTGATTTCGTTTCTTCTGGTGATACTGTAATAGACCCACAACTTTTAATGTTCTACAAAGAATCTTATTGTCAAGAACCAATAGAAAAGACAGGATTTGATGGAAACCTTTGGAAATGGGAATACCCAAACTACAATAAATCTTACATGGTTGTAGCCGATGTTGCTCGTGGAGATTCATCGGATTATTCAGCTTGTCATGTTTTTGATGTTGAAGAAGCATCTCAAGTAGCAGAATATAAAGGTAAATTAGATACAAAGGATTTTGGAAACTTCCTTGTATCACTTGCAACAGATTATAATCAAGCATTACTTGTGATTGAGAATGCAAACATTGGATGGGCGGTTATACAACAAGTAATTGATAGAGGATATCAGAACTTATTCTATATGAGTAAGGATTTAAAATATGTAGATGTTGAACATCAACTATCAAATAGATACCGTGCCGAAGAACGAGGTATGGTTGCAGGATTTAGTACTACATCCAAAACAAGACCTTTGATTATATCAAAGTTGGATGATTATTTTAGAGATAAATCAGTAACAGTTCGTTCATCAAGATTAATCGATGAATTATTCACTTTCATATGGAAAGGAAATAGAGCAGAAGCAATGACTGGATACAATGATGATTTAACTATGTCATTTGCAATTGGTCTTTGGGTTCGTGATACAGCATTAAGATTAAGACAAGAGGGAATTGATTTAACCAAACAAGCATTGGGTGGTATTGGAGCACATCAATTAGATATAGTAGGTATGGGATTTGGTGGTAATTCTGCACTCGAAGAAAATCCATGGAAACAACGAGTTGGTGATACAAATGAGGATTTAACTTGGTTAATTAAATAAATCTATATTTATATTATAAGGAGAAAAATATTATGATTTCAATGAAAAACTTACTTAATGAAAACGAATCATATTGCAATGAATATTTCGTAGAAAACTATCACGATATCAAAGAGTTTAAAGAATTCATGGAATCGTATAAACCAGATATTAACGAAGCGGAATATCAAGGTAGAACAGTAAAACTTGGTAAACCAATGCAAGGTGATGTTAAAAAGTTCAAAGTATATGTTAAAAATCCCCAAGGTAATGTAGTAAAAGTAAACTTTGGTCATAAAGGAAAAGGTGGAGAGAAAACGATGTCAATCAAAAAGAATAACCCTGAAAGGAGAAAATCTTTTAGAGCAAGACATAATTGTGATAATCCAGGCCCAAGACACAAAGCTAGATACTGGTCATGTAGAGCATGGTAAAAACAAACAAATAAAGGTTATAATTTAAATTAGGAATAAAATGGCAGATACTTCATTTTTTGGTAGATTAACTAAACTCTTTCGTACTCAAGCAGTTGTTACTGTTGATAAAGAAGGTAAGAGAAGAGTAGTTGATACTGATGAAAGACAACAAACGAATCTATCATCTTTAAGAGATAGATACACTAAATTACAGAAATCTTTCTTCGAACAGGCTGGTGGTGCTCAATCAATGGCATACCAACAAGTTCGTAGAGAAGTTTTTCGTGATTATGATGCAATGGATAATGACCCAATATTAGCATCAGCACTCGATATATACGCAGATGAATCAACACTAAAAAATGAATTTGGTGATACTCTCTTGGTTCATTCAGATAATCAAAAAGTACAAGATTTATTAAACAACTTATTTTACGATATCCTTAACGTTGAATTCAACTTATGGCCATGGGTAAGAAATATGTGTAAGTATGGAGATTTCTTCTTAGGTTTAGAAATCGCTGAAGGTAAAGGTATCGTAAATGTTACTCCTCACTCTGTTTACAATACAGAAAGATTAGAAAGAACAGACCCATCAAATCCAAATTCAGTAAAATTTAAAATTACTGAGGACCCGAATGGAAAAGAAGAATATGAAAACTTTGAAATCGCTCACTTTAGATTGTTAGCGGATACTAACTGGTTGCCTTATGGTAAATCCATGATTGAGAATGGAAGAAGATTGTGGAAACAATTATCTCTGATGGAAGATGCTATGTTAATTCATAGAATCATGAGAGCACCAGAAAAAAGAGTTTTCAAAATTGATATTGGTAATATCCCACCAACAGAAGTGGATAACTATATGCAGAGAATTATCAACAAAATGAAGAAAGTTCCTTTCGTTGATAGAAATACTGGTGATTACAACTTAAAGTACAATATGCAAAACCTAACTGAAGATTTCTTCTTACCAGTTAGGGGTGGTGATAGTGGTACATCAATTGATAACCTTGCTGGTTTAGAGTACGCAACTATCGAAGATATTGATTACCTAAAAAATAAATTATTCGCGGCTCTTAAAATTCCAAAAGCTTATTTAGGATATGAAGAAAATGTAAATGGTAAAGCAACTCTTGCTGCAGAAGATGTGAGATTTGCAAGAACAATCGAAAGAATCCAAAGAACAGTAGTTTCAGAATTAACTAAGATTGCAATTGTTCATTTGTATTCACAGGGTGTTACTGATTCTGAAATGACTAACTTTGAATTAGGATTAGTTAATCCATCTACAATTTACGAACAAGAAAAAGTAAACCTTTGGTCAGAAAAAATTCGTTTGGCTCAAGATATTGCAGGATTAAATATGTTATCTAAAGATTGGGTTTATGAAAACATCTTTAAATTATCTGAAGGTGAACAAGATGAAGAAAGAGTTAAGATGTTAGATGATTTGAAAGATAGATTCAGATTCCGTTCTATTGAAGATGAGGGTAATGACCCTGCAATGGAAGATGAGGAACCAGAAGATATTGAGGAATCTTTAGAAAATCTTAAAAACGAACTTAAGGATAAGGGTGGTAGACCAAGAGAAGGAAACACATATGGAAAAGATAAACATCCTTACGGTAGAGACCCACTTGGGGATAAAGAAAGAAAAAAAGAGCGTTCTCGTACTTCGGAAGATAGAGCTATAGAATATATTAGTGGTATTGCATCAAAACGAAAGTATTTACATGAAATAAAAGGTATGTTAGATGAAGATAACATACTCGAAGAGTAAAAATTTCCTTTAACTTAATAAATTTATATTTATATATGGGAATTTTTACTATATCATAATAGGAAATTATAAAGATGAGAAAAATAAAGCATTCAAAATTTAAAAACACAGGATTTCTTTTCGAGCTATTAACTCGACAAGTTACCCTTGAAATTATCAATGGTAATGAGGAAAGGGCCAAAGGAATTATCAGAGAATTCTATGGTAAAGGTACTGAATTATCTAAAGAACTTAGATTATTTAACCTTTTAATAAACGAAAAATATAATACAGATTCAAAGGCTGAAAAGTTTATTGATGTTGTATTGGAGGCACATACTAAATTAGATTATAAAAAACTTCAACGAGAAAAGTATAATCTTGTAAAAGCTATCAAGGAAAACTTTGAAATTAATAATTTCTTATCTTCCCCGGTAACAAACTATAAAATTTTAGCTTCAATTCACAAACTATTTGAAGGTAAAAAGAATGATATCCTTGATATTAAAGATGTATTCGATTCAAAACTTACTCTTGTAGAACATATCTCATCTAATTCCCCAGCTACATTAAAAGAAAAAGAAGATAAGTTAGTAGAAGAATACAGAAAACAAGAAAAAGATTTAAGATTATTGACGTACAAGATTCTTGTTGAAACATTTAACAAAAAATATACAAACTTAAATGAATCTCAAAAAGGTTTATTGAGAGAGTATATTAATAATGTTAATAACACTTCAAAGTTCAACGAGTATTTTGAAAAAGAATTAATCAAAACTATCACTTCTTTACACGAAATGTATAAAGGAATGAAAGATAAGATTACAAAAATCAAGTTGAGAGAAACAATTAATGTTTTGAAAAAACAAAAAATTGGTAAAAAGATTACCGATGAGCAAGTTTCAGCTTTGATGATGTCTTATGAATTGATTAAGGAGATAAAAAATGTCAATGGAAAAAACTCTTAAAGAAATCTTAGATGAAATTCTTGATGAAGTAGAACAAGAATTAGAAGAGGCTACCACAACAGGTAATGTTGCTGGGTATAATACTCCTTTTGCTTTTGGTAATAATCGTAAAAAAGATAAGAAGAAAGAAAAAGAAACTGCTACTCAAGCAGGATATACTCTTGCAGAAGGATTGATATCTCCAAAATCAGGACATAAATACTTTCAACTTACTAAAGATGCACCTGTACAATATATTGCAGGACATTCTGGTTTAGGACTTACAACTCCTGGAGTTTTATTGAAAAACATACCTGGATTTATTGATGGTAAAAAGGGTGCGTATTTAATTGATTATCATGGAGCACTTTTTTATGTAGATTTAAAAAAGAAAGTTGCTGTTCGATTAGGATATGATTTAAGTAAACAACCTAAGTTAAGGTATAAAACTAATTTTATAGAAGTTCCTCAGGCACCAGAATTTTCAGATTGGAAAAAATATTTAAAAGAATCAGTAAACGAAGCTAAAATAAAAAGACCAGTAAATCGTTGGTTAGAATTAAAAAACGATGAAACCATGCATCCTCATAAGAAGATGGCAATGGGTTTAAAAGAATTAAAGTATCAATTAAAAGAAGTAGAAAAGTTTTTCAATTGGTATAATAAAATTAAAACGATGAACGAGTTAGATTCTCAGAACTATTGGAAAAGAACAAATAATCATATTTATACTATAAAAGAGAAACTAATCAAAATCGCTAAAACGATACAGGAGATTGAGAAATGAAAATTACTAAAGAACAACTTAAAAATATTGTAAGAGAAACTTTACAAGAAGAATCAGAGTATCAAACTTTCTTTAAAAAGGCATTAGAAAAGGCTGGAAAATCTATTCCTTCTATGTCTGATGAAGAAAAGAAGGCATTCTTTAACAAGATTGAAAAAACTTGGCAAGGTAGAGGACAGAAATCTGAAGGTAATGCATTTGGAGCTGCTGTAGCAAAAGCGAAAAAAGATGGTGATGATTCTTTTGAAGTAGATGGTAAAGAATATAAAACAGAAAGATTTGGTAGAGGACATGAAGGACCAACATTTGGTTCTGAAGAAGAATCAGTAAACGAAGCAAGAACTGTATCTAAACCAATCAAAGTAGATAATGATACTATGGTTCAAATTGTTGGAGATAATAAGGGATTCAGAGAACTAACTGCAGCCTTAAATCCTAAAACAGGTAAACCAATCCAAAAGTTTGGTTTTGATAGAGGTAATGAAACTGCTAAAAGTAAAGAAGAACTTATTAAAAAATTACAAAAAAAATACGGTAAATCAATCAAGTTTGAATCAGTAAACGAAGAATCAATAAACGAAGGGCCTTCTACTGAAGAAAAAAGAATAGCATTGTTGGCTGTAAGAAAACAAGCTAAATACAGAAATGTAGATTTAGCAACAGCAATACAAGACCAAATTAGAGCACTCGAAGATTTAATGAGAGATGCAAAAAAAGGTAAATTAAAATAAAATGACTAAGAAAGAGTTGTATGATATTATCAATGAGGAAATCGTTAATTTTAAAAAAGGAACAATCAACGAAGAACTCAATGAATCTGATAAGGATTTAATCCGAAAAATTATCAGACAAGAGGTATCAGCAATCTTTTTTGATTTGTTTAAGAAAAGAAAAACTTGGGGAGCGTAATGAGTAAACTATTAATAGAAACCAGATTATTCGAAGGTAGAGTAAACGAAGATGATAGTGGAAGAACTATCGTTAAGGGTATTTTACAAAGAGCTGGTGCGGAAAATCAAAACGGAAGAATCTACCCAAAAGAGATTCTGATGAGAGAAGCAAAAAAATACGAAACACTTATTAAAGAAAGAAGAGCATTGGGTGAATTAGACCATCCTGATTCTTCTGTAATCAACCTAAAGAATGTATCTCACAATGTAAGAGAGATTCATTGGGATGGTGAAGATTTAGTTGGTACAGTAGAGATATTACCTACACCAAGTGGAAACATCTTAAAAGAATTATTAAAAGCAGGAATCCTTCTTGGTATATCATCTCGTGGTATGGGTTCGGTAGAACCTTTATCGGGTGGTAAAGTACAAGTAGGAGAAGATTTTGAATTGATTGGTTGGGATTTTGTATCCAATCCATCTACACATGGTGCATTTATGGTGCCAATGAATGAATCTGTGAATAAACAACTTCAAAAACAAACAGTAGTTTGTAACGAATGGTGTAAGGCACAAGATATGATGAGAGAAATTATAACAGAATTAAGTTAAAATTATGGCATTTAATGTACAGGACTTTATGTCCAAAAATAAATTTAAGTTGGGTAAAGTTACCAGAGAAGTAGGAGAAACTCCATTCAAAGGTGGACACAACGATATAAGAAAAACTAATTATGAAGTTAAGTTAACCGAAGATGGTAAACTTGATTTATATACACATAAAACGGAGACAAAGTAAGATGATTAAATTAGGTGGTCTTGTTGATTTAAAACCGATTACTGAAGCAGATGTATTCACTGCTACAAGTAAAGAAACTGGTACAACTTCTGTATTCAAATCTAAAGCTGCGAGAGATGCTGCAATAAAAGCAGGAACTCATGAAAAAAGAAAAGATGATAAAGATGGTGGAGTCAAAGACCCATCTAAAAAAGATACACCTAAAGTAAACATCTTCAACAAAGATAAAGAAGAACCTAAATCTGAACCAAATTCAGAACCTTCTAAATCATATCTACCATACTCTGATGATGCATACAATGAGATAGAAGAAATAAGTTCAGCTGATGCACTATTAGATTATGCAGAATCAAAAGAAGGTTTATCGGATGAACAAAGAAAAAAATTAAAAGATTTAGCCGCAGATTGGGAAGATGCAGAAGGTGAAATGATGATGGGTGGAGATGATGATGAATATGAAGAAGCAACATCAGAAATTACAGCTAAAGCTATGGAAGTAGTACTTGGTCCGTATGATACTTGGCCAGAACCAAAACAAGATGAACCAAAATCAGAACCATCTCAACCAAAATTAGAATCAGACCCTCAAGCTGAAAAAGTTGCTGATAAGATTTCCAAAAAATATGGCATCACTCCTCAAAAAATGGGTGAAGAAGATTATAAGGTTGCAATGGGTAGAGCTGTTTATTCGGCATTAACTAATTCTAACTTCCATACTGAAGCAAGAGAGTTAATTGCAGTTTTAGAAGATAAACCAGAACTTGCAAAAAGACCAGAGTATCCTTCAATATCAGACCCAGATTTCGACAAGAAAATGGGTGATATTAGAAAAAAATATGCTTCTACATATAGTGAAAGAGATGATTATTCATCGGCATTGGGTAGAGAAACTTCAGATGCAGCTGAATGGGATGGAGTTAAATCAGTAGGAACTCTAACTAAACAACTACGAGATAATGGTATGAGTGATTTTGCTGATAAAATCGAATCTATCTTTGATAAGAAAGAATATATGAAGAAAGAAGGTAGAATTAGTATTTCAAATCTTGTTAAAGAAAATATAATCAACGAAGGAACTCGTTCACAAGTTGGTATCATTGATAGAAGTGGTAAGATTGCATCAGCATATGTTCACTACGATGGTTATCCATCAAATATGAAACCAGGCCTTAAAAAACACATGAAGAATGAAAAAGATGTTCTTAAGTTAATTAAGAGTGGTGGTGCAAGAGGAATCTATAATGATAAAGATATTGAATATTACAAAAGTGGAAAACCAACTAAAGGTAATCTAAAAGATTTTGGTAAATATGTAGATGCTGCTGATAGAAACGGTATGGCAGAATATGTATATTTATACAATATGAAAGATAAGAAGTGGTACTTCGCTGATGTTTATGGTGATAAAAAATTAAAAAAATTATTTTAAGGAGAGAACAATGAAACTAACCCAACTAATGAAAGAAAATGAAGAAAGACCTCTATCAACAGAGGTTAAAAAACATTTTCTTGAAATTGTTTCTACTTACAACAAGTATCAAGAATCAATGGATAGGAAATCAGATATTACTCAAGTAGCAGAAACACTTGGTGGAATTACTGAGGCTGCTAGAACACTTGCTATTAGAGAAGCAGGAGATTGGTTCGATAAACATACTGTTAAGAGAAACATGAGTGAATTGGATAAGTTGGGTAAACAATTCGATAAAGTTGCTCTTGAAGCTCGTGCACTTGACCAAAGAATGGCAGGATTATACGAAGATATGGGACACATCCTTTCAAGATACTATAAGTTCGGAGAGATTACAGAGGACCAAATGAAACAAAGATTGGGTATCAAAGAATCTACTGAAGATTGTGGATGTGATTCAATTAATGAAACACCAGTAATGGTTTCCAAAAGAAATTCTAATGGAACTATTACTACTACTCTTAAAGAAGTAACTGATTTAAACGAAGAAGAAATGAAACTCTATGAGTTTGGTCAGAAAGTAGAAAAATTAATGGAAAAAAGTTGTCCTACTGATAAAGGTAAATGGGCAGCATCCAAAGCAGCAGCTAAATCTAAATTTGATGTTTATCCATCTGCATACGCAAATGGTTGGGCAGCAAAAAATTACAAATCAAAAGGTGGTGGTTGGAGAGACTGTTAAGGAGTAGATATGGCATTTAAATCAAACGATAGAACATTCGAAAAAGTATATGGTATCTTTGATAAAAGAGATTACTTCAACGCTCAAGGTTTAGCAAAAACTCAAATTGGAAACTTTGAAAGAGCATTACAAAGAAATGATAAAGGTGCTCAACAAATCTTAGATAAATTCAAAGGTGATATGGGTAAGGCAAAAGATTATATTACTCAAGTTATCACAGATAGAAGAAAAGAACAAGCATTTAACGATTATAAAGCATTCAAAGTAGCAGTTGATTCAATCCAAAAAGGAAAACCTCAATATGGTGCAGTTGATTTAGTAAAATCAAGAATCCATAATTCATCACAGAAATATACAATCGCTCTTTATAGTGCACTTCGTAATAAAAAATTTACTAAGTGGAAAGATGTACACAATGATGTAGATTCTTTAATCGGTGAATCAGTAAACGAAGGACAAAAAAGATACAATCAAAAAGATGGTGTTGGTAAATCAAAATATGTAATTTCTTACCACGATGGTAAAAAGAAACATAAAGATGGTAGTGATTTCTTTGATATCCAAATTTTCAGAAACAAAAAAGATTTAGCAAAGTTTGTAAATACATTACACAAAGGCGGGTACAAATATGGATTCGATGAATCAGTAAACGAAGAATCATATAAAGTTGCAGGTAGACCTGTTACCTTAATAAAAGGTAAAAAGTCTAATGGAACTGATTGGAAAGTAAAATTCCAAAATGGTAAAGAAACTTCATTAGGAGATGTATTATCATTAATTAAACCATTTCCAAAAGGTATTAAAGAATCAGTAAACGAAGGAAAATTCAAACCATCACAAGTTCGTTCAGCAATCTCAAAAGTTAAAAAAGGACTAATGAGAAAGTGGAAACAAAAAGGTGGATACGAAAACTTCGGACAAAAAGAACTTCGTCAATTACAAAACAAGTTTGATTACAATGCATATGGAGATAAAGATGAAAGAGAAATTTCACATATG